CACCGACAACAGCGCCAATAGAACCTGCTCCAACGTTGGCGAAATTATCATCAATGACGAAATCAACGCGGGTAGCGCTCTGAAGTTGGGATACTGCATCTGATGCAAGCGCCGGTTTTGGCAGAGAAACAAAGACACGGTAGACCTTTGGAGAAATTTCGCGTGTTAAACGACGAACTTGGTTCAATAGTGGGTCTCCGGAGGCGTTGAAGAGAGTAATTGTGACAAGATCTCTTACGTTCATTTGAGTTGAAGTCAAGTCAATATCACAAAACGCTACAGCATCATCGAGCGCAAGGTCTGCGTCCCACCTTACTTCTTTGGAGATTTCTAGTCCAGCAGCGACACCGGATGATAGACCGCCAACTAAACCGTCACTAATAGTTGCAGTAGTTGTGATGGTTAATGAAGCTGTTGGTGAAGAATAACCGTTGTTCAAAGCGTAGAAGCTTTGCTCGGCTTCGTTATCACTAAGCGAAATACCGCCAGTGATTTGAGAACCGACAACGCCACCACCGTATACAGAAGACTCACTAGCGTAGTCCAAACGGCTATTGGTGTAAGTGAAGTCCAAGAAGAAAATGAGGCCGGATGGTAAGCTCATTGGTTGGACAGAAACAAGATCGTTAGCGATCAAGCCACCGAATACACGGCGTACAATAGGGAATGCAACAGAAGCGAAGCCTTCGACATCGCCAGTTTGCATTGAAGAAGCTTCGCGAAGAAGTTCTTTTGCTTGGTTTTCAAGAAGGGAAGCCATACCATGCTTGGTACGCTCATCGTTTAGACCCTCTAGAAGTCCGGTCTTTTCCCACTTGGAGAGAAGAGCCGCACCTTCTTTGGAGAGGTCTCTGCGAACGATGCCTTCAGTTAATTTATTAAGAATAGACATTTTTAATTGTTCTCCTTTGGTGTTTTCTTAATTCCGGCTAGAATCTGCATTCTGTCCATCTGTGGACTTTCGACAGTTTTAGCCGCTCTTCTAGGTAAAGTGGCAGAAGGCCTTTCTAAAGTCTCGCGGAGTGATTGTGGACGCGCTTTACCTGTAACACTTCCCACTGCGCTTTCTAGAGTCTCGAAAATAACCTTTGCTTCTTCGATTGAACTTGCTTCAGATAATGCTTTTACAATTTTTGATTTTTGTTGCCCATTCAACGAGCCATTAGCCAAAGTTTTATTCGTATAAACCAATCTAGCATTAGAAAGGTTTACGTTATCAAAATGTTCTTTAAGTGTTTGCAAGGTTTCCAAAAGCTTTGTGTTTTTTCCCTTGAGATCAACATTCTCATTTGTTAGGGCGCTATTTGCATCTTGCAACGCTTCAATTTGTTCTTGTGCTTCTGTTGCAGCACGACGAGCAAGTTCTTGCTCTTCTTTATAATCCATAATTGAGTCGGGAGTTCCAACCCAACCTTCTTTTTGAGGCACAATATCAACGATAAGCTCCTCAAGGAGTCCTTCTAGGTCTTCAGCAGAGATTTCCTCTTCTAAAGTAACAGGGACTTCTGTTGTGGTAACATCTTCTTCAGCGCTAACTGGCGCTGGAGGTCTGGTGCTACCCTCTGGAGCGGCTGCATCGTGAGATACTTCGTCTCCAATAAGTTCTTGGTCTTTTTCTGCCAAGGTTTCAGCCATAGTTTTTAAATCTTCGAAGTCCAAAACGATTGTTTCCTCTGCCATGGCCTCTTCTGGTGCCGCTGCCAAAGGAATATCTGGCTCAAAATCTGCTTCTGGAGCGCCAGCTTGTTCTTCATCTTGTTCTAGAAGATTTTCTACTGCTTCACGAATATCATTCGAATATTTATTTAAAAGTGCGGTCTCGGCGTTTTTAATTGCTGCGTCTTTCAGGGCAGCTGCGTCGATAATCGCCTGTTCTAACAATGAAGACATGAAAGTTTCCCCTTATAAATTGGTTCAAAAATAAATAGTTCGTAAAAACATAAAAAGAACTATTTTATAAAATCCAATTTATAAATGATTATTCTGTGATACCTGATCCTGTCAATGGATACATTTTTGAAGCGTCAATTCCTGTCAAAGAAGCATAGATCCTAAAAGCATTACCTGCCGAAGAGGAGACGAAAATTTCTTTACACTTTACATCAATAGTTAAATAAGGGTGATCTTGAGCACTATTATCTATTTCAAATTTATTTAGCTCTGTTGCGTTTTCATTGAAATAGAAAAAGATCGAATCTGTATTGCTTATTTCATGAAAAGTGATTGATTTAGTGACAGTTGGAAATTCTATCTTCATAACACCAGTCAAACCAGCAGATCCGGTAACAAAAGGAGAACCGGATGCCTGATATGATCCAACGTTGTATAAGCCAACTGAATGTTGATAATATGTGGACATTAATTAAAAACTCCTGTTTCACTATAAATAGTTTTTAAAAAACTTATCTTCTAGTTTTTCTTTTTTTCTTTGGAGAAGGCAACTTGTCAAAATCAACTTCGTTATAGCGCTTCTCTTCTGCCTTAAGCTTATCAATAACCTTTTGCCTTTTCTTAGCCTGATTTCTTCTTTTTTCAGAGGGCTTTTCGAAATATTGCTTTTCTCTATATCCTTCTAAAACTTTATACTTTTTCATTTTTTTCATGAAGCGGCGGATCATCCTAGCTTCATTATCATGTTTTCCTCTCGGCTTTTCAGAGAGGTTTACGGGTTTTTTAGACATTATTGCTCCAAATAATTAAATCATTTTTTTCCAGTTTTGACCACCAGCAAGAGCCATAAGGCCGCTGATGTCTACACCGGGGTCATTTGCTGCGTATCCAGACAGCGGGCTATTAGAAGAAGGTTCTCCGGGAGTTCCACCACTGGCCAAGGGTTCGACTCCCTCTAGGATGGATCCTAAACCAATTGATTCTTCTATTTTTCTTTTTCTTTCTTCAAGTGCCAATCTTTGTTCTTCTTGAAGTTGTACTGCTTGTCTTGAGAAGTCTTGTGTAGGCTCTTCAACTCTTGCCTCGACGATTGTTTGTTGAGAACCGATACCGACTGCCACTTCTTTGATTAAACTTGACAAAACTCCCTCTTCAAAGATTACTTCTTTAATACACTCTTTGATAAGGGGCTTTAAGATTTTTTGTAGTTCTTGTTTTTTCATTTATCACCCAAAATATCATTCAAAGCTCGATTAATTCTATCGGCTTTGGTAAAAATGTTCGGTTCTTTGTATTGCTTGCCTTCTTGCAAGTTCATAAATGCATTTGGTGTGCTTGGTTCTGAAACGAAATCAAAACAAATAAGCTGAAAATCGTCCTCAACGACAACACCATTCATCGATTCTCTAACAGAACCAAGACCGCGAGATGAAATTCCTAGCTGGCACCCGCTATCTACAAGGGATTTAAGGATATTTCCTGCCGGGGTTGATAGAACCTTGACAGTACCCATAACTTTCGGACCGTCAGCCCAAATGTTTGTAACCATGTGGCTTGCATTTTTCAAATTGATAACAGAGTCATCTGGGTGGTCTAGTTCTCCTAATGCTCTTTTTTCTTTTACAAGCTTTTGGTAGTTCTTGACCTCTCTCATAAGAACCTTTTCCGGGTACACGCGGCCATTGCCGTTCTGCACATCGCATTGTTGCATAAGTCCGGTTAAATACATTGCGTTATTTTCTTTAATATCTCTTTTTTCGGCTTCGGTGAGCAAATCTTGACATACACCACCTTCACAAAGAGCATAATATTCTCTTAATAATACTTTTGACATTTTTTAATTCCTCTTAAAGTAGTCAACAACCATTTTTGCAGCGCCTAACGCCGCGAAGCATCCATCTTCTAAACATCACAACTTCCTCCGTTTGTGTTTAGCCTTAGACCCATGTCCCCGAAGAGTTTATCTAAGGCATATGAAGTGCCAGAACTAATCCATCCACAGATAAATAAGTTTAAAACTTTCATTTCAAATGTAAATAGTTCAGTAAGAGGGCTAATGGCACATAAAAATACACCTACCCAGAACCCCATACACATCGAGCATGTCCAGAAATACCCATTTGGTCTAATTCTATCAAAAATCTTGCCGTGGCACAATAATTGAGTCAAGCCGTGAGCAGTTAAAATAAAAAATAAAAGTGACATTACTTTTCCTTGTCTTTTCCTTCGAGCATATAGCTCATCCAGTATGGTTCATAAGTGTATCCGGGCTTGATTGATCCCTTTTCAGTTGCTTGTGGCACCTCTCCAAGCTCGGTAGAGTCTTCTTGTGTTGGGTGAGTATAATAATCATCAAGCATTTTTTCATAATCTTCGATATAATTGTAGTAAGGGGCTTCTTCTTTCAAGAAATTATAAATACCATACAAAGCATAATCGTTTACGCTGATCTCTGGATCTTTTGTTTCACAAATAAGAGCCTCAATGGAACCATAAACACTGCCACCTTTGATGGATTCGTATTCTACGACACCCTTCTTTTTGAGAAAGTTAAAAAGCCTATTTTGAACTTCATAAACTGCGTCACTAATTTCTTCTTTAGCAAATGTGACGATCTTTCTTTTACTAGGCATTAGAACAATATCGATCTCTTTGTGGTCGAAAATCAAAATGTTTCCATCCAGACTTTTACGAGCCTCAAGCTCGATGTTGAGTCGAGTTTTTTGTTTTTTGCCCACTCTTACAATAATATCAGTTTTCAACTTTCTATCTCCCTAACGAGATTTTGAATCTTCAAAACATCGTGGATAAAAGTATTGTCAATATTTCTCTTTTTCATGCTTTCGATCATATTCAATACTTTTTCGGTGCCTTCCTTCATAGATTGGTCCGTATTGACTTCTTGAAATTGTAAAGATTTTTCAAGCGCCTCTTTTAGTCTCGGAAGTTCATCGCTCAAGAATACCTTAAGATCAATTCCATTGTCAGAAAAGGAGCTAATATAAGTTTTTAGAAGACTTTTTTGTTCTTCAAGAAGTGAATCGTTATATTTTTCGTTAAACTTCTTAACAAACGTCTTGTAAGTCAAGTTATCAATAGGCTTTAAAAGTTCCTTTTCTTTTTCTTGTGCGGAAAGCATTTTTCCGACCATTTGGTTTTCTAGCAAGACTCTCTGTTTTGCTTTAGTTTTTGGGTGAAAAATCTGAAAAACGGTTGCTAAATCTTTATAGTTTGGTACGAAGTTATTAAAAACTTCTGGTGATATATACTTGTTAATATCTTCGATAAGTTGTCCCTGCTCTTCAAAAAGGCTTTTGTGGTTAATTGAAGACTTTAAGATTCTGGCTTCATAAACGAGTTTTTCCGCCACAACTCTTTCCACTTCTTTTGTCTCAAGAATCATCTTGTAAATTTCTAAATCTTTAGCCAGAAGAGTATTACCTTTAAAGTTTTCTTTTATCATCTTCATAATAAGAGATTTTTTTTGATTATCTTGCTCAACAATGCTCTTTGTCAATTCTCTGATTAAGACTTCGAATATAAAAGCGGTGTTGCGCTTTTTATTATGCTTCATTTTCATTTACTTTGATCTCCGATTTTTCTAATTCTTCAAGCAAGTTTCTAACTTCTGTACTCGCCTCAAATAAAATGGCTTCTTCGCTGTAATTAGTGCCCTTTGTTTCGTAAATACCACGAGAATAGCTTTTTAGATCTGACATGCCGGGAATAATGTCTTTTGGTTTTGGAATTGCAATACCTGTGTAGTTCTGTATTCTTCCATTTCTACCGTCTCCGCCTCTTTTCGACTTTGAAACATATTTTTTGCCTTTAGCAGCCGCTGTTTGAGACTTTGGAGTAGTTCTTCGGTCTCTATCATCTCTTTTTGCTGGGACATCGAGAAGGGGCCCTTCATCGCCTCCAGCGGCGGGTTCCGCAGCAGGTTCTGGGGTTGCTGTGTCAGGGGTTGCTGTGTCGGAGACTGCATCTGTGTTATCAAGACCTAAATCTGCGCCGAGGTCCCCGGCGTCGGGAGTTCCTAAGTCGCTTGTGCCGCTGCTTAAAGCAGCAGCAGTATCGTTGGCTGCAGCCTCGGCAGTAGCATTAAGTTCTGATTCGAACCTTCTGTCATGGAACATCTCTCTTTGGTTTCTAATAAATTCTTCTTCCGAAAGGTTAAAAAGATTTTTGGAAATCCAGCGACGAGAGAAAAAGTTTTCTGTGGCGCCGGAAGCAATTTCAAAGCGTGTTTTCCACTCCTCAAGATCTTGAAGTTCAGCAATTTTTGAAGGATTATTAAGCTTTAATCTGAAACTTACTAAGTCATCGCCGCGAAAACCTAAAGTATAAAGATGTATGATACCTACTTTTTCTAGTTCTGTGATAATAGATCTCTGTAATCGCTGAATTGTTCTTGCAAAACGAACATCTTTTTGAGCGAGAGTTGTTTTATCTTCATTTGATTCTGAATCGCTGGAAAGATATGCTGGTGGAATCTTTAAAGCTGAAAACATTTTATCTCTAAGGTATTTCACATCATCGATGTCGCCAGTAAACTGTCCTCCCGGGAGCGTCTCAATTTTAGAGTTTTCTCCACCGCGAGTTGGAATAAAATAGTCTTCCTCTACAGATAAAGGATTGTATCTTAAATCGACGCGTCCAGTATTTGCATCCACAACTTGATTTCTCTTCATTGATGTAATAGTTTTTTGAACAAACTGCTCAACGTCATTCGGAGCAATATTACCAACATCGATATAAAATACCCTTCTTTCTGCCGATCTTACAATTCTATAGGCCATCATCGCGTCTTCCATCAAGACCAGTTGTCTCCAGATACGTCGGGATGGATCAAGAACCGATGTTCCATAGGGAGCATACTTATCATTCCCTAAAATTCTAAAATGTGCTATCTGCCAGTTTTCGAAAGTCATTCCGGCCGAGTTCCACTGATATTGAACATAGTTGGGATTCGTAGGGTCCTCACCTTCCATTCTCTCAACTTCTCTCAAAGGTAATGAAACCACTGATTTGATTCCGATCCTATCATCAATGTCAAGATAAAGCATAAAATCGCCAAACTTACACATAGAACGACACCATCCAAATAGATTGTGCTCTAAGTTCAAAACGTTGACGTAAAGTGATTGTAGGACAGCCTTAATTTCCTCATTTGGACAATCAATATTCAACATAGGGCTAAGAGATGAATGAGTTGTCATTTCATCAGCATAAATATCTAGAGCAGAAGCAATCTCTGGCATATATTCCATCTGATCGTAATCCACATATCTTTCCGCGCGGTTCTGTTGCGCCATGATTTTGGAATGCATAACGTCAAAAGGACTATACTCTGATTTTCTAAACTGTTGTCCTGATGCAGACTTGAATTGTGTTGCATATTTGTCCAAAGAAGTTCTATTGATCTTCCTGTTCATCTGGGTTCGCCAGTTGACAATAGGTCCAGAGAATAATCTAGTTAATCTGCGAAATAACTCTGATTGTGGGTTATTGGGGTTTTTGTTTCTATCTGCCATCTTTTATCCTTTTATCAACCAAGAATAGTTCTTGTAGTCTTCTTTTGTTTTAAACAGTTTTTCGTCTAATGTCTGTTTTTTATTGTACCCTTCCATTCCGGGGATTGTTGTATTAACTTTTGTATTAACTTTTACTATTGAACCCAAGCATGCCTTTTTGTACTCTATTTCTCTTGAGTTAACAGTCAGGGCTGTATCTCGGATCCAACACCCTATTGCCAAAGACATGATCAAATCATCATTATATCCCCTCATGGCTTGAGGTTTGCCATTATGCCAAATAAAAGTTCGTAATTCATTTGAAAAACGAACCGAATATGTCTTAATTAGTTTGTTTCTTACGAATTCTTCTAATTTTGCTACAATCAGAGGCCTAGTTTTTGAAGAAGTGGTAAAACCGGGCACTGCATTGTTATTAGATTCTCCTTGGAAACTATCTACGAACTCGTGAGTACTTTTTATAGAGTAATATAAATTTGAATAATTTAGGTCGATAAGCTTTTCAAGGACTGATATACCAATACCCACATTTTCCACTACCAATAAACAGTTACCATACTCTTTTCCCGATGATTGCAGAATGTTTGAGTACATATCAATATTGGGCTTTCCTTGGTATTCTGCTACAACTTCCATTGTTTCTAATTTGATCACATGAAATACAGAATAGTCTGCGCCGTCGCCTCGTGCAACATCAGCAACTAACAAATAAGTGCACTCTGGGTTGTATTCTTCCCATATCCAAAGATTTCTATCAAACCCTGTCCTATATTTAGGCTCTGTGGCGTTAGCTTCGATCCAAGCAATATCGTCCGGATGGATTACACTGTCTCCAGAAGTATTAAAATTGCACTCAAGCTCTTGAGCAATCTCTCTTCTTGACATATTTCTTGTTTCTTTTTCAAACCAAGCCTGATCTCTTTCTGGATGAACATCCCAAGGCAAGTTTACTGGATGGAAATCGTTTGCGCCCTCATCTGCTTCAATATAAGTTTTATGAAACCAGTTACCAACACCATTCGGGGTACTCAAGGCGATGCAACGGCCACCAGTAGAAATTGTGGGATACAAACCAGCCCATAATTCATCTAAGTTGTCTACGTGGGCGGCTTCGTCAATAACCAAGAGAGATAGTGCCTCTGAACGGCCCGCGTCTCCGGAAGTCGAAGTAGCTTTGATTTGTGAGCCGTTTGATAACTCAAATGAGGCCCTATTGTCAATTGATATTTCTGCTAAAACTAGCCATTCTGGCAAGTTTTTCATGATGGCTTTGACTTTTTTAACTAGGTTTGCGGCCGTTGCAAACTTAGTAGCCATTACAAGGATGTTTTTGTCACGGTAAAACAACATAAGCCACACAATGTATGCAGCTGCAATTGTAGAAATACCTAGCTGTCGTGCTTTTAAGATTACGTTAAAACGATAATCGTTGAAATCCTGCAGCAAATCAGCCTGATAGTCGTATGTTTTAAACGGTATCAGACCCTTGATTGGGTGAGATATTCTAGCGTAATTATTAGTAAAATAAACAGGATCTTTGCCGCATTTTACTATTTCTTTTACTATCTCTTTTTTAGATAATTTGTAAGACATTATTCACTTATTTAAAAGTGCCTTCTTTTAAAAACTTTTGGTATTTTACATCAATCGGATCAGTGATTCCTTCGCCAAGAGATTCAACTCCTGTCATCCCGCCAATGGCGAAGAGTTTATGACACATTACAAAAGTTCGAACTCTTGAGGTATTTTGCACAATACAGTGGCATTCACCTTCTGGTGTCAAAGATAGGGTATTACCTGTGATTGTTTTGTATTCTTTTTTAAGGAAGTCTGCAATTGCAAAAAGCTTTCTTTCGCACTCTTCTTCGAATCCGCGAGCGTAAACATCACTCAGCTTAATATTTGCCTCATAGTTAATTTGAAGCATGTTACCGATGATTTTTACTCCAAAGCCATCAGATACTCGGCTGTCCATGATTGGACATCCTTCTTCTCGGTTCAAGCCGATTACTTTTGCTTCACCATCGACGAATCTCTCGTCATGAGCACCGTCATAAGCATTAGCTGCTGCTTGGTTGATTCCTTGGATGATTTCTAATGTTGTAGCCATTTTATTATTCCTTTAATTATTCGCCATATTTCATATTATCTCTTTTTGCGCGAGACCAAAATTTGTATCCACTTGGTGTGCCTTCTTGATTTGGGCCAGCCCAGTATACTTCTCTGTCGCCGATTAGACCAATAAATGTATTTGGTGGCAGTAAATTGAAGAAATCCATGGAAGATTTCAGCCCCATCGCATCAAAAAGATCTTCGAGCGTCATATCCATATCTTTTGCCATTTCGACTGCATTGAATTCTCTATAGGGATTACCTTTTACTTGTCTTTTGCTACCATAGATACCAAAGTCGCCGCCCATATCAGAGCCGGTGCCTGCTTTATCGGGAACGCCACCGATGCCGGGTTTTGTAGTTGCGACACCATCAACATAAGTAACGTCGTCGGGTTCTTCTCTATCTGGTCTATTATCTTCTTTTGCTTCTGTAGTTACTATAGCAATCTCTTCTTTAATGATTTCAATCAGGTTTGATTTAGTGATTTTCATTTTTTTATCCCTCTTGAAATGGGCGCCAGCCGGATGACCATCTGTCTTCCCTGCCTTCAACCCATTGTATGTAGCACTTAAAACAACAACCAAACTTTGTCATATACACGTCATCTTTTAAATCAAAAGAATAAGCTTCGCATACAGGACAATTTCTATTGCTATCCTTACTAAATAGTTTTTTAGAAATCAAAATTCCATCGATTTCAATTTTTTCTTTTTTTTCTTCTTGCTTTTTTTCTTTTTCGTAAAGATCTCTGATTTGCTGCTGATAATCTTTTTCTTTTTTATCATTCCAATCTGCTTTGGGGTGTTGAATTGCTTCTTTTCCATATTTTTTAGATATTGCCACTTCGTATTTAGCAATTTCATTTAAGTCTTTCTTCATTTGTTCACCGCATAAGTTATGGCTATTGTTGATGCTACACCCGCCGCAAAGCCACCTACAATACCCCATGCTAAAGCATTTTTTCCGGGCTTTTTGGCAATAATTTTATTCAAGCCTTCGATTTCTCTATCTTTGATTGATATAGTATTATCACACTTTTTTTGCTGGATGTCAAGAGAAATATTTAACTGCTCCATCTCTAAATCGTATTTCGCTTTCATTAAAGAAATCTCGTATCCCAATTTTAACTCGTATTCTTCTTTCATAAATTTACTAGTAGATAAAAGTTTAGCCGTTGCTGTTGGATCAAAAAGAGTGCCCGAAAATGGAACACATTGGGATTCTTGCAAAAACGTAAATTTACCCTGATCTGAAGCTAGAGCATAAGATGTAGATAATACTAATAATAACAACACTTTATTTAACATATTCAAATCCAAACAAACTTTCTATTTCTTGAGCCAGTTCTTCTGGCTGTTCTTCAAAATTCTTAATATTATTTCTAATATCTTTTTCTTTAGCGCTAGAAATAGCCTCCAAATCTTCTTTATGATTCTCTTCCATATCTAGAAGTATCTGTTCATACAAAGCTATTGCACTGTCTCTTTTTTTGATTTCTTCTTCATGCAAAGATTGAAGAAAATCTAGCTGTTCTTCATAGGATTGATTCATGACATCCATAGATTTTTTTAATGCAGCATAATCATTTCTCGTCATAAAAAATAATATAATCATGAAAATGAGACCAATCATTTGCCAGTTTTTGGAAATGAAAGGTCCCACTATTTTAAGGATTTCTCCAAAATTGATTTTAATCAACTTATACCCCTTTTAATCTAACGATTGCATCGATGACTGATTGTCCACCGATATACAAAGCACTTAAATAAAGCCAGTGCTCGCTTTCTAAATTACCTGTGAATAAAAGTCCTGTTGCCATTCCCCATACTAACAGTTTCCTAGATACAGCTTTTTCTAAAACTTTATCAAGTGCGCCTTTAGCCATTTGTGTCATTGTCATAAACCCTCCTATTTGGATTTAATTAGTCAGACATTAACCGAAGCGTAGCCATTTTTCTTATCAATAGTAATCTGCATGTCTACACAGTCCTTAAGGCTGTCTAGGTGAGAAATAAGCAATACAGTCTTGAAATAAGATTTTATAAGATCAAGAATTTGAATAAATCCATGCATATTTTCTTCATCAAGCGCTGTTCCGGGTTCGTCCAGAATAAAAAGATCAGACTTTGGCAAACTAGATACGCTAAGGAGAGATAATCGGATTGCCATGGCAGCGATTGTTTTTTCTGCTCCGGAGCCCATTTCAAGAGGTCTAGGATCATAAGAAGGATGCTTAATAAAGATATCTAATCTCTTTCCATCATCTTCAAAAAATACTTCAAAGTCTACAATATTTGCTAATATTTTAGCGATTTCTTCATTAATTACTGGTAGTTTTTTCTTAATTACATCATAAGCAATTCCATTTGGGTGCATACATCGCTGATATAAGTCAGCTGCCGAATGTTCTTCTTGTAGTGACAAAAATTGATCTTTTTGTTCTTCTAAAAATGTCAGCGTACGCTCTAAAGAACCTACTTCCTTGTATAAGTTTAATACAGAGATATTGCATTTCGAATGCTTACTTTCAAGTTTCGCTAGCTTGAACTTAAGATTTTTCATTTTCTTATTTAAAGATTCAAGATTTTCAATAGTCTCTTTATTGAGTTCATATTCAGACAACTTATCTTCTATTGAAGAAATTTCTACCATTATTCCCTTTATGATTGATTCATTCTTTTCAATTTGCAAGTCGTAAGTTGTGATTTGATTAGATAAGGAGTTCTTTCTGTTAATTAGGGCATTATATTTATTTACATGATCTTCTACTTCTTCCGGATCTATTTCTTTTAGCTCGTCTTTTAAATCTTCAATTGATCCCTGCAATCTACACACTTCATTTTGAGTCTTAGGAAGCTTACCTTTTGCTATATATGCGTCTTTGACAAATGGGTTTTCACAACAATATTTGCAATCTGGGTCATATTCGTGGCCTTCGAGCATTTTTATTTTTTTGTTGTTTCTAGCCAGTTCACCTTCTTGGTCCAAAAGGGTTTTTTCAAGAAGAGTCAGTTCTTCAAGAAGCTCGTTTGCTGTTTCTTGCTTTTCAAAAAGTGCTTTCTGGTCATATTGAGATTCAAAGTCTAATATTCTCTGATATGTCTGACGATCTGCGTCTCTTTTTTTGGAGAGTTCCTCAATTTCTTCAGAAGAAGAAATGACTTCACTCTTCTTATCCTGCAGTTCTCTTTGGACTTTCATCACATCGATTAATTCTGCTGGTATTGATTTAATTTTTTCATCTAGCTCTAATATCTCTTTGTTGCAAGCTTTTATTTCCTGATTTATCGATTCGCAAGATTTCTTTTTATCGTCAAGATCATTATTGGCTACCTCAAGATCTTCTTGAGCCTCTTCCAGTTCGGCATCGAAATCACGTCCATCTAACTTCCTTAAAGCTCCCTTTGTATCAGAAGCCTCTTCTTTTGCCAACTTATATTTCTTCTCAAAAAACTCAAGATCTAAGAATTTGGCTAAAATTTCTTTTCTCTTTGTAGATCCCTCTTTAATAAAAGTTAGTGAATCTAGTTGGGATGCCATCGAAGAACACAAAAAGTCATCCAATGTTCCAAAAAGCTTTCTAATGTTCTTATCCGTTTTGCTTCTCGTTAGGCCGTTTTGGCTCTCGATATTATCGACATAGGGATCATAACAGTTAAATTCCACATCAGTTTTTGCCTCTAGTGTCGTTTCTCCTTTTAGCTTTTTGACGTATTTTTCTGATGTTCTCTCTATATAATAGTCCTTGTCTCCAATCGAAATCTTAACTTTTCCGACGCCGGCGTCCATATTTTGATTAATGATATTTAGATTCTTTCTATCATTCTTGGAAGTAGAGTTATATACTGTATATAATAAAGAATCAATAATACTAGATTTTCCGGAAAAGTTCTTTCCAAAAATACCCACGATTCCCTCTAAATTGTCGAAGTTAATAGAGTTCCCTTTGCCATAGTTAAACAGATTGTCCCACTCTAGAGATCTTATCTTCCAATTGACATTTCTTGACACTTCTTCGTTTTCTTCGGCGATTTTGTTATAACGAAGATTTAAGTCTAAGACCTTTTTCATCAGATCTTCCTCTACTTCAAAATCCTCAAGATACTCTCTAATTAGTTTTTCTTGGATTTCAACATTTCTTAAATCTTCTACTTTTAGACCTTCCGTTGATTCTTCAACAGAACCTCTTTGTCCTGCAGCTCTGTTCAAAAATGTCACAGTTTCAGGCTTAAACCTTCTCTTTGCTACTTCAATTGCCTTTCTCATAACACCAAGAGGAAGGTTGTTCTTTGAAACCAATCGCAAGCGACAGTTGCTAGGGACTTTTGTGCCCTTTGGCATTTTTCCTTTTGGTGTCAAGTTAATAGTAACAAATGGTTTGGGATTTTTAATTTCTATGTGCTTGCAGCTGTATGAATCTTTATCTTGAATATTCCAAAGCAGAAAGCCCTTATCATTTGATTCGCCATGGTTCTGTTGGACGGTAGAGCCTGCATATCGAATTTTGCCTTCTTCGTCTAAGATTTGATTTGTTTTGTGAATATCCCCCAAAAATCCGTAATCGTGACCGTCGAAGATGTCGATTGGGTGCTCTCCGTGATCCATAACCCAACCAGTATCCGTTACGACTCCAGAAATAGAGCCATGATAAAGCGCGATATTGATTTTATTTTTGTCTGAAGGGTCTACCCAGTTTTCTTCGTCAAATACTGATAAGACATTTAAAGAAAATCTGTCGTCTAGGCTAGTCTCTCCAGAATTCTTCAAAAGATGAAGATTTGGGTGATCAAGGGCCTCTGCAATGGGAGAAATCGCATCTTGGCGATTAGAGTTTCTTAAATTCCCATCGTGATTTCCCAAAATAACATATGTCGGAGCAATATCTGCCAAATTGCTCAAAAAAGCAGAACACATTTCTACAAACTCTGGTGAGATTTGTGTCTTTGTGTGTGCGATGTCTCCACAATGTACGATATAATCTACTTTTTCTTTCTTTAAAGTTTCGTAAATTTTATCAAAGATAATATTGTATTCCCAATGATATTTTAAATTTTTAATATGTGTATCTGCAATGTGAGCAAACTTCAAAGTATATTCTCCTATAAAGACGAGATGGCTAGTAAGAGAGTGTCGTACTCTCTTATAAATGGCGCTGCGGTGCTTAAAATTCTAACTTCTTCTTTTGACATTTCCCCAAGATCCCTACTATCAGGGTATTGGAGTTCTCTAACTTCTATTCCATATTTTAATAACAAATTCTTAATATAAGTTGATTTTTTCTCTGCATCTGGATCAAGTGCCAATAATATTGGTGTGTCAAATTCGACAATCTTCTTGAAAAGATTAGATGATTCTCTCAAGGTTGAACCAAGCAATGGTACAGCATTTTCTGCTTTGATTGCATCGAAAACTCCTTCTACTAAAGTTATTTCTTTTTCAAAATCTAAGTAAAGCTCATTAAAAATAATGTCTCTTCCTGCTGGTGGATTTAAGTATCTCATATATTGATCTGTAAAAGTTCTGGCTATAAAATAATTTAAGTTGCCTTGCGTATCAAAAGATGGTATAATGACTCTATCTTTGTATCTTCCTTTGGTGCAGTAGCCCATTTTCCATTTCAAAATATCTGGCTTTTTGATGCCTCTGGTTTTTAAATATCGAGTGACCACTTTGGAAGGGTTCTGATTGCATAGGCTTACAAATGATTCTGGCATTTCTATGATTTGTCTTTCTTTGACTTCAAATTTCTCTTCAAAGATTGAATCAAAATCACTTAAGTTAGTTTTTTCACCGGATATGTTTTTCCATGCTTGGTAATCATTAAAAGTACCAAATCTTCGAACGATTCTCGAAAGTTTTGTTCCCCGGGCATCACAAATCCAACATTTGTAAACACCTTTTTCTACGTTTACCGAAAGCTTTCGCTTGTGATGCTTGCAGTATGGGCACTTGAATAGGAGTTCTCCTCCAGATTTATAGCTTGAACCCAAAACATCAGTTAAAATGACTAACTTCTCGTGCATGTTATTAATATAGCACGTTATGATCCTCGTGTCAAGGATTAATTTTCCAAATTCTCCTGCAATAAATAGTGTCCTGCTTTCGCAACAATAACAGCGTCTGCTATATCATAACAATATTTTTGAATATTTCCATATCTTGTATAATCTACTTCAAACTCTTTTGTTTCCAAGAAATGATCCATAACGACATCTTTTGCCTTGGATCCTCTTGGGACCTTAATGTTACACTTAGATCTGGCAGATATTGGTGTTATATATTCTGGCTCTTTTGAGAAAAGTTCATAACATATCCAAGAAATTATGCCGTTAAATCTCTGGAGTGTTGACATGGTTTTGGCTGTTGAACCGCCTTTTCTGAAAAACATAAGGGCTTGCTCGATAAAGATATTTTCAAT